TCATTGCAGATACAACAACTGACACTTTTACTTTAGTCGGTGGTGCTGGAATCACAATAGAGACAAACGATAATACCGATACTATTACAATCACAAGCACTGCTGCAAGCGGAAACTTCAGTTCATTAACAGATGTATCAACTGCAAATATCAATATAAGCAATATTTACGAACATGCAATAGTTACATATAACATTACAACAGTGTCAACACCGTCTCGAGCATATGTTTTCCAACAACATTATGCAGATAGTAATCCTACATTATATGTATTATCAGGAACGACAGTTGCTTTTAACTTGGCAAATTTAGGTGGTCATCCATTTGTAATATTAGATAATACGTTAACACCATTAAATAGTAACGTAATTCATATAGCAACAAACGGAACAGTTAGTGTGAATTCAGCTGCCCAAGGAAAAGATTCAGGTGTATTGTACTGGAGGATTCCAGAAAATATTACTAATAATACCTCATACGCTTATGAGTGTAACGTTCATCCAGAAATGAACGGAGGTATAACTGTAAAAAGGTTAGCTAATATTTAAATCTTTACACATTTGTTCTAGTTGCCATCTTATTTGTTGTAATTCTTTAATATTTTCTTTAATTTCTAATGGATTAATGTTTTTGTTAGTATAAGGATTATGATTATCGTCTATCATTTTAACCTGTGCTAGATAATTATCAAAAATTTTTTGGAAGTAAATTTTTTTTTGTTTATTGGCAATATTATCTATACTAATTTTAAATTTTTCCATATCTTGGATAAACTTTTTACTTTCTTGTATCTTCATTGCAAAATTTCTTTCCTTATTACAATATATTCTTTTTCATCTAAATCTCCGCTATTACATTCAGATAAACTGCCTTTGTTAGATGAGCATGTAATACTAAACGGAGTTAATGATAACACATTAAATACTCCACCTTCTTCTAATTTTTGCTGATATATATTGCCAGACTCGGTATCTATCCATGAAAAGATAAATTCGCCAGTATTTACAAAAAAACTTTTATCGATTGACTGGTAAAATACAAAATTAGTATTCCCAGGTTTTTCAAAAACTAATAATTTACCACCATGGGTTTTACTTGAATTCCAGATTAGTTCATACCCCCAGTCATGTTTTTTAATATCTTTTTTATTGTCCATATTAAGTTATAATATTAATTAATTTTGAAATTGTATCTAATTTAACTTGATTTATTTTGTTATTTAATGTATTCCTTAGTCCATGATGCAATGGTTTGGGCCAGTTAGGAGAACTTACCCATGCATAACCATTATGTTCATAGTTTAGTTTTGGAATAAATTCTGCTGTAACAACACATAGATAAGTATGAAATAAAAACTTGCTATCGTGACTAACAAATGTTTCTAAAGGTATTGTTTTTTTAATGTCTACGTTACCTATTTCTTCTTCAATTTCTCGCTGTAAACCGTTCCAAGGGCTTTCGGTTTCTTCATTTAAGCCACCTACTAAACCCCATACATCTTTGTGTTTTCCTTGTGCCCTGTGTAAAAATAAATATCGTTGGGTTTCTGTTGTATAAAATAATGCTCCACTACAAACTATTTCTTTCATACAAATAATTATATTAAAATACTATCCTCCAGGATCCTTTTGGATATTCTCCTTCATAAGACAATAACCATTCTCCTGCATCAAATTTATACTGGACACCAGTGTTAAGATTTGTAGTATAAATAATGGAAGTTGCTTCACTAGCATCAAATACAACATTCCATTTAGAACCGTCCCATTCCACAATGTCATTTGCTTCTGCAATAAAATCTGAGCCATCTGTATTTTTCCATGCATCTGCTCCATCATCGTTAATTGCAGCACCGATACCTTGATCTAATAATATCATCCTTAATCCAATAAATTTTAGATTTTCTGGATTTGTTTTAGTTGGATCAATTATATAATCTATTTTATTTTTGTTACCAGTTGGACCACTGATAACCGTATCGCCTGGTATAGAATCAGTATCCCAACGGACATCAAGGATAGATTGATCCTCTATGTTTACTTTTACAGTTCCTATTATGTCACTGGCAAAATCTGTGTTTTGCAATCTTATTTCAGTTATCCACGGTTCATAAAAGCTATCTGCAAATGCTAAGAAATAATTTGTCCAATTAGTTCCGGTAGGTATGCCGTTTTTTGAAAGTTTTATTTGATTATCAAGGACAAATATATCAAGTTCTAAATATGTGGTGTTTACTATATTCAATGCTGATAATTTTTCATTCTCAGTTTTTTGTATATTTCTAATTAGATTGCCATCGTTGTCAATGCTGATATTAGTGAGTACATTAGCTTTTGATTTATTATCGGCATATGATTGTAACACTGGATCAGATTCGTTTAAATCAATAATTCCCCGTCTTTCGTCAAAAATACTAGTAATAATACTGGTGATAATATTTAATTTTTTAACCTTAAGTGGAGGACTTATCCAAATTGGAGTTGTAAATCCTAAAGTTGCTACATCAATTTCAGTTTCTGTGCTTGAACCTATTGATCTACTGCTGTAATTTATATTTTCTAATTCTACAACACTTAAACTCGTCCAGTCAATAAAATTATCATTGGTTTGTATTTCAATACTAGGATTAAAAAGCATTAATATTTGTTCTAATATTTGTAATTTTTGTTCAGTATTCGTAGACCATATATCAGCACTGATTGATAATTTATACGGACTAGGCATTAATTTTTCTACAGTGTACTTTTTTCCTGCGGTATTGTTATATTCTTGTTTCTCTTGATCGTAGGCTCTTTCTACAATATTTTGTTTTTGCACAAATGAAGGATCGGCTAATCTTTGCCTATCTAATTCTAACCCAGTTATGTATACAGCTAATCTTGGAGCACTTGGCAATTTGTTCTCACTATTATCTCTAATTATACTTGCAACTTGTCTTGTCATATCACCGTATGTAACAGGAATTTGAACTAATTTACCATCAATGTCCTTATAGGTAAAGTTGCTTAACATCCTAATTATTTGGGTTATATATCTTCTTATTTGTCCGTCATAGAAATGTAACATGTATATATCACTTATAAATTGTCAGATTTGGCTCGTAATGCTTTACTGAGACTCTGTCTTTCTTCTACAATTTCTCCATCTATTTCATTTACATTAGTATTATTAATAAATGAGAACCGTTGAGTATTCCTATCATCAGTATTTGTCATGGTCATCCTGACTTTATCTTCTATCTTAATCCATCTGGTTCCGTCATAACGGAATAGCCTGTTTGGTAACATATCAGTCCGTAAAAAATAATCACCGTCGACGCTTTCAACAGGAAAATTTAAACCATAACCAAAAACTTCTCCGTTAGGAGGATAACCATCGCCTAATAAGTAACCTGTGTATCCAGACCGTTCCGGAGCTCTCATAGCCCTGTCGGCTAATTCTTGCACAGTACTTGCATCTAATGAAGTTAAATCTGCAGTAACAAGTTCAACTTCACCATTTGCATCTGTTTGTAATGTAAAGAAGTGCCTGGTTTCATAACCACTTAATTTAGCATCTGATTCAGCTTGCGTTACAACTGCTTGGTTAATTTCTAATTCTTTCGTGTAGGAACTCATTAAATCTCGTAACGTTCCGTCGCCTGGATTTTCTTCATCAATTGGTAAATCTAAGATATCTTTGTATTCTTGACCATCTACGATCTGTTTTAATTTTAACCTATAAAGATGCGGGTACCATGTTGGACTATAACCTTCACTTGCTCTACTTACATCTTCTACAACATAAAACTTTTTTAATGCATAAGACAGATCATTTAGTGCATACTGATCTTTTAAGTGTGGTAATTCTATTACGTCTCCGGCAATGATTTTACGTCCTATAGTTTTTACTGTGCTGCTAATATGCACAGTCATGAAAATAGTATCGTTGTTTAAGAACAAACCAAATTGACTTAGATTAAAATCAATGTCTTGGACGTTGTATATGCCTCTAATCCGGTAGATATCCTCATCATACT